GCCCTTTGGCTTCTAGACCGCGCCCTCAGCCTTTCTTTCACGACCGCGAAATTAAAAAATCAGGAGTTGCGCGATGGGGGGCACCGCCACGGTCGCCGGCCGTGGTCGCAAACCCAAGCCGACGGCCCAGAAGAAACTCGCTGGGAACCCCGGTAAGAGGGCCTTGAACGAGGCCGAACCGCAGTTTTCAACGGTCACAAATATTGATCCGCCGGACTGGCTGAGCCCTCGGGCCGCGACCATGTGGCGGATGCTGATACCTGAATTATTGCGCGAGCATGTTGTTGCGCTCACTGATTTGCACAACGTCGAAGCGTTCTGCACCGCCTATGACAAGTGGCGAATGGCAGAAGAGGCGGTCCAGCAGTTCGGCATCGTGGTCGAGTCAGCCCAGGGCAGCCCCATGAAGAACCCGGCACTCACCGCGGCGAATGAATCGATGCGACAACTGGTGACCTTCGGTTCGCTGCTGGGCCTGGATCCCTCCAGTCGCACCAGGATCATCGGCGGGAACAAGCAAACCTCAACCAATGAATTCGCCAAACTACTGAGTTCCTGATGACCAAAGCCGCGCATGCCAACGTTGACAAGGCGATGGCGTGGGCTCGGTCTGTTCTGCGCGGGAAAGTGCCGGCGTGCCGATACATCCACCAGGCGATTCAACGCCACTTCGATGATCTGGCCGCCAGCCGAAAGCGCGGTTTCCGCTTCAAGTTCGATCCTGCAAAGGCTGAGAAGAAGCTGAAGCTGATCCAGCTGCTGCCTCACACGAAGGGCGAGTGGGCATTCAAGCGTCAGTTGATAACGCTTGAGCCTTGGCAACTGTTCGGCCTGGCGGTGACGTTCGGTTGGGTCAAGAAGAAGGGCGGACACCGCCGGTTCCGCGAGAGCTACTGGGAGGTGCCTCGCAAGAACGGGAAGTCTGTTGTCGCCGGCGGTGTGGGCATCAGCATGTTCGTGGCTGATGGTGAATTCGGCGCCGAGGTGTACGCCGGCGCGACAACGGAGAAGCAAGCCTGGGAAGTTTTCCGGCCTGCCAAGCTCATGGTCAGCAAGTCGCCGATGTTGGTCGAGGCGGCCGGCATCGAGGTCAACGCCTCGAACATGAATATTCCCGCGGACTTCAGTCGCTTCGAGCCCCTGATTGGCAACCCCGGCGACGGTGCGTCACCCAGCTGCGCCATAGTCGACGAGTATCACGAGCATCCGACCTCAGCCCAGTACGACACCATGCTCACCGGCATGGGCGCCCGTCGGCAGCCGCTGATGTTCATCATCACCACGGCCGGTGCTGACATCGAGGGTCCGTGCTACGACAAGCGCCGGCAGGTAATCGAAATGCTCGAGGGCACCGTGCCCGACGAGGAACTGTTCGGCTGGATTTGGACGCTGGATGAGGGGGACGACTGGACGGATCCGAAAATGCTGGCCAAGGCCAACCCCAACCATGGGGTTTCGGTGTTCCAGGAGTATCTGGAAAGCCAGCAGGCTCGGGCGATCCGTTCGGCACGCTTTACCAACACGTTCAAAACGAAGCACCTGAACCTCTGGGTTAGCGCCAAATCCGGCTTCTACAACATGGAAAGCTGGAAAGCTTGCGAAGACACCACGCTGACGTTGGATCTGTTCGAGGGGCAAGAGTGGATAGCCGGCTTCGACTTGGCGCGCAAGTTGGACATGAACTCAAGGGCTCGCCTGTTTTGGCGAATCATCGATGGCAGAATCCATTATTACAGCGTCGGCCCAAAATTTTGGGTGCCCTACGACACGGCGTTTGACACAGACAATAAGCGGATGTCTGAGCGGTTCCAGGCCTGGATTCAATCCAAGCATCTGGAAGTCACTGACGGTGCTGAAGTCGATTATCGAGAAATCCTGGAAGACACCAAGGAGGCCAATCATCACGCTCCTGTGCGTGAATGTCCTATTGACCCCCACGGTGCCACAGGCTTGAGCCACGACCTCGATGACGAAGGCTTCAATCCGATCACAATCACGCAAAACTACACGAACATGTCGGACCCGATGAAAGAACTGGAAGCCGCGATTGAGTCTGGACGCTTCCACCATGACGGCAATCCGATCATGACCTGGTGCATCGGTAACGTGATCGGAAAAAACCTCCCCGGCAACGATGACGTTGTCCGCCCGATAAAGCAGGGCGAAGACAACAAAATCGACGGCGCGGTCGCGCTGATCATGGCGATAGGTCGTGCGCTAATCCTGGTCAAGGATAACGGCGGCAACATCAGCGACTTTTTCTCAAGCCCCATCATTGTTGGATAACAGGAATACCCATGAATACAGGCCTCCTCATATTTCTGCTGGCGGCCGTGGCCGGGTTCTGCCTGATAGTTGGCGGCATTTTTGTTCTGGCCGGCCTCGGTTGGTCTCTTATTGCCGGCGGCGTGGCGTTCCTGCTGGCCGCCGGCTTCATTCGCAAGGGGCTGACCAGTGAATAAACCCCTCAAGTCTGTGCTTCGCCAGGCTCTGTTTAAGTCGGCTGAGCCGGGAATAGTGAAGTCCTCGCTGGCGGGCTGGGTGGGTCGGCGAATCGGATTGGGTGATGCTGCGTTCTGGAACGGTTACTACGGAACCGACTCCGCATCTGGCAAAACGGTGAGCCAGCAAACCGCGCTCCAACTGTCCACGGTGTGGGCCTGCGTTCGCCTTATAGCTGAAACCTTGGCGACATTACCGATAGCTCTCTATGAGGACAAAAACGGTGTGCCGACGGTTGCCACAACGCACCCTGTCCACCGCGTGATCAGTATCCAGCCGAACGCCGACCAGACTCCAGTGGAGTTCTGGGAGTGTGTGGTAGCCAGTCTCCTGTTGAGCGGTAACAGCTTCAATGAACCCCATCGCGTGGGGCGTGAGCTTTCCTCGCTGGAGTTTCTGCTTCCTCAAGCTGTATCGCCACCAAGGCGCACCAGCAGCGGGGCGATCGAGTACCGGTTCACGGATAGTGAAGGCAAGTCTCACACGCTGCTGGACGAGCAGATGATGCATACCCGCGGCTTCGGTACCGATCCGCTGTGCGGCCTGAGTCCCCTGGCCATGGGGCGTAACGTTTTCGGTGCGGCAATGGCTGCCGATGAGTCGGCCAGCAAGATGTTCGCCAACGGTATGAAGCTTGGCGGCGTGCTCTCTACCGACCAAATCCTGAACAAGGCCCAGCGAGAAGACATCCGCGAGGACATGGCCGCCAAGTTCGCCGGTGCCGTGAATACGGGGAAAACCATGGTGTTGGAAGCGGGCATGAAGTACCAGCAGGTGTCGATGACACCTGAAGACGCCCAGATGCTTCAAACCCGGGCCTTCAACGTCGAGGAGATCTGTCGCTGGTTCCGCGTTCCACCGTGGATGGTCGGGCACACCCAGAACAGCACTAGCTGGGGCACCGGTATGGAGCAGCAGATGATTGGCTTCCTGAGCTTCACCCTGCTGCCTTGGATGAAGCGGATCGAGCAAAGCATCAATCGCCGCCTGCTTCGGCCAGAGGAGCGGCGTCGTTTCTACGCCAAGTTCAATCCTGAAGGCTTGTTGCGCGCCGACAGCGCAGCCAGGGCCGCGTTCTACAGTTCTATGACGCAAAACGGCATATACACGCGCGATGAGTGCCGGATCAAGGAGAACCTGGCACCAGAAGGCGGTAACGCCGCGAAGCTCACCGTGCAATCCAACATGTTGCCAATCGACAAGCTGGGCGAGGGTGGCGGCGATGCCCAGCAAGCCCGTTCAGCGCTATTGGACTGGCTCAATGACAAACCCAAGGGGAACCAGGAATGAAGCATAAGGACCAGTCCCTGGCGGTGAAGTACCGCTCATTCGACTATGACGTGAAGGCTGTCGGTGATGACGGCCTTTTTTCTGGCTACGGTTCCGTGTTCGGTGTGGTCGACAGCTACAACGAGGTCGTCGCGCCTGGCGCCTTCCTCGACTCGATCGCCGAACTCAAAGCAAAGGGCCGCACGTTGCCAGTGCTGTGGCAGCACAGGACTGGTGAGCCCATCGGCTCCTGGGCCCTGGAGTCCCTGAAGGAGGACGAACGTGGGCTTTTCGGTGACGGCGAGCTGTGGATGGCGGACGCACCGTACGCGCGGATCGCTTACCGGGGCATGAAGTCTCGTTCGATCACCGGCCTGTCCATCGGCTACTACGTGCGTGATTCGAGCTTCGATGAGAAGACCCGTATCCGCACGCTGACCAAGCTGGACCTGGTGGAGATTTCCATTGTGACGGTCCCCGCGAACGACGAAGCGCGCACCGACACCATCAAGTCGAAGTTGGCCCACGGCGGTCTTCCGTCGCTTCCCGAATTTGAGTTGCTCCTGTGCGAGGCAGGCTTCTCGAAAACTCAGTCTGCGGTGATTGCCAACCGCGGGCTGCAGCATCTGCTCCGGAGCGAGTCCGTGGGCGACCTGGCAGAAGCCGAACTCGTCGAGGCGCTGAAGTCGCGCCCCGCACTCTCTCTCCCATCGTTTTGAGGATTTACCATGCATAACGCAATGAGCAATGAGGCGCGCGCCGAAAGCCGCCAGATGCAGCGCAAAGAACACGCCAACGACCAGGTCCAGCTGAAGGCTGTTAACGACCTGCTGGATCAGCGCGACAAGGAAATCAAGGCATTCGCCGAGAAGGCGAGTCAAGAAATCAAAGAGCACGGCACCATCCTGGCCGACACCAAAACCGTCCTCGACGGCCTGGTGAAGGATGGCCTGGGGCTGCAGGATCGTCTGAACGAGATCGAGCAGAAAATAGCTCGTCGTTTCGCGGCTAACGATCCGGCAGATACCAAGTCCTTCGGCGAACAGCTTGCCGAATCCGAAAGCTTCCAGAACCTGGTCAAAGAAGACCATGGCCGGGCCCGCCTGCGCCTGAAAGCGGTGACCAACATCACCAGCAGCACTTCGGGTACCGGCGGTGTAGGTGTAGGCATTCAGCCCACCCGGGTGCCGGGAATCATTACCGACCCGGAACGCCAGTTCACCATCCGTGACCTGATCATGCCTGGCCGGACCTCCTCGAACGCCATCGAGTTCGTGCAGGAGACCGGCTTCCAGAATATGGCTGCTCCCCAGGCGGGCGAGGGTGCGCTCAAGGCTCAGTCCGACCTGTCGTTCGGTCTGGTCACCACCACCGTCAAAACCATCGCTCACTGGTTCCGGGCTTCGAAGCAGGTGCTGTCGGATATCCCGCTCCTGCAAAGCTACATCAATGGCCGAGCGATCTACGGCCTGAAGTACAAGGAAGAGGAGCAGATCCTGGCGGGCGACGGCACCGGCCAGAACTTGCTCGGCCTGATTCCGCAAGCAACTGCCTTCAACGAGGCACTGCGCAAGGCCGGCGACACCAAAATCGACACCTTGCGCCGCGCCATCCTTCAGGTTCGTGTCGCGGAGTATCGTGCATCGGCCATCGCTTTGAACCCGGTGGACTGGGCAGACATCGAGCTGACCAAGGACAGTACCGGCTCCTACATCTGGGTCAACGTTCAGGAGGGCGGCGTCCAACGCCTCTGGAAGTTGCCAGTGGTGGACAGCAACGCCGTCCCGGAAGGCGAGTTCCTGGTAGGCGCAATGAACATCGCAGCCCAGGTTTTCGACCGTGAAGATGCGGCTGTTGAGGTCTCGACCGAAGACGGCGACAACTTCCGCACCAACATGGTCACCATCCGTGCCGAGGAGCGTCTGGCGCTGGCGGTGTACCGTCCCGAGTCCTTCGTGCACGGCGAGTTCGAAGACCCAACGCCGTAATCGCGGTTCCTTCCTTTCACTGATCAGGAGCGCGCCCGGGCGACTGGGCGCGATGCGCCATGCCAGAGATTCAACTGACAACCAAAAAGGGATTCCTCGATGGGCATGTTTATGCCAAGCGCGGGTCCACGATCACCGCTGACGAGTTCCGGGCGGCCGAACTGCACCGGCTTGGCCTCGTCGAGGACTACAGCGTGAGCGCGGCGCCGGAGCCCGAAAACAAGAAAGCTCCCGAGCCGCAAAGCAAGCCCGCAGGAAAACCAAAAAACAAGGCTGAGTGAACATGAGCGTGATCGACATCGACCTGGCCATGAAGCACCTGCTCGCCGAGCCTGAAGACCAGGTTTTGATCCAGGCGCAGCTGGACGGTGCAGAGGAAGCGGCACAGCAGTTTTTGCAGCGCCGATTTTTCGCAGATCAGGCCGGTGTCGATCAGGCCAAGGCGGACACAGTCCTGCGCACCAAAGCGGCGCTTGCCCAGTATCAGGCCGCACTGGTGATCGCCGATGATCCGGATAACACCGATATCAGGTGTCGACTGCGCGAGCAGGCTCGCCAGGCTCTCGCCGATGCCTACGAGCAGATTGATCTCGACGAGTATGGAATTGTCATCAATGCGGCTATCACGGCCGCCTGCCTGCTGAAGTTAGGGCACCTTTTCGCCAACCGTGAGGAGGTGGTGGTGGGGGTTACCGCCGTCGAGTTGCCCCAGGCGTCAAAGTCACTGCTGATGCCATATCGCATCCGGATGGGTGTGTAATGAGGGCCGGCAAGTTGCGGCACAGGGTGGACTTTCAACGCCCGAGCTTCGCGCAGGACCCTGTAACTGGGGAAATGGTGAAGTCCTGGATTGATGTTTGGGAGAAGGTTCCGGCCAGCGTCGAGCCGTTATCAGCTCGCGAGTTTATTGCCGCTGCGGCTACCCAGGTTGAAGTCACCGCGCGGATTGGTATTCGTCGGCGTGAGGGAGTGGAGGCAACGATGCGGATCATCCATCGGGGCAAGATCTACAACATCCAGGGCGTGCTACCCGATCCAAAGAGCGGCCTCGATTATCTGACGCTGCCCTGCAGCGAAGGGGTCAATGATGGCTGAGGTGATCGAGTTCAAGATTGGCGGCCTTGAGTCGCTTCTGGGGAAGTTTGACGCTATCAGCTATGACACCAGGCGCAAGGGCGGCCGGGCGGCGCTGAGGAAGGCCGCTCAGTTGGTCGCAGATGCGGCTCGGCAGAACGCCGCGGGCCTGAACGATCCGGAAACTTCCACCGAGATCGCCAAGAACATCGCATTGCGCTGGAACAATCGCCTTTTCAAGCAGAGCGGCGACCTCGGTTTTCGTGTCGGGGTGCTCGGCGGTGCCAAGCAGAAGAACAACTATCACACCCGCCGCGGGCGGGCCGGTGGCACTTTTGAAACTGGGGGCGACCAAAGCAACCCCGGCGGTGACACGTTTTACTGGCGGTTCCTGGAGTTCGGCACGGCGAAAATGGCCGCGAAGCCGTTCATGCGAAAGGCCCTGGCGGACAACATCGAGGCGGCCACAGCCATGTTCGTGTCGGAGTTCGATAAGGCCCTGGACCGAGCGATCAAGCGTGCAGCCAAGAAGGCGGGCCCATGAAGTATCCACCAATTTTCCAAGTGGCTGCGGCCGACCCGGCAGTGACCGCGCTGCTCGGCGTGAATCCGACCAGGCTCTATCTGTTCGGCCTGGCCCCGGACAACCCCGCAGGCACGTATTGCGTCTGGCAGATCATCAACGGTTCGCCTGACAACTACCTGGCCGGCCGCCCGGACGTTGAGAGCCACGCCCTGCAGATTGATGTCTACGCTGCCACCGCTGCCGAGGCACGCGCCGCGGGCCAGGCGGTGGAGTATGCCGTGGAGCTATCCGCCTCGGTGGCCAGCTACAACGGTGAGGACCGAGACAGCGAAACAGGCCGATACCGCTACAGCTTCAGCGTGGACTGGATAGTCCGCCGATAACCAAACCCCAGAAACCAGCCCGCCGAGTGCGGGTTTTTTTATGCCCGACATTTGGAGAACGCCATGTCGATCCTTTCCCAAGGAACCCAGATCTACGCGCTCGTGCCCACCATTGCGAATCCGGCCGTCTTCGAAATCCTTGAAATCGAATGCGCTACCGCTTTCAACCCCGGCGGCAACCCTGCTGACCAGATCGAAACCACGTGCCTGAGTAACAAGGTGCGGACCTATATGCGCGGTCTGCGTACCCCTGGCCAGGCATCGTTGACGCTGAATGCTGATCCGCGCAACGCATCCCACGTTCGCCTGCATCAGTTGTCCGAAGACGACAGCATCGAGAGCATCAGCTGGGCGGTTGGCTGGTCTGATGGCGTCGACATCGTGCCGACGGTCGGCGTCGATGGCACGGTCTCGTCCATCGAAATCACCTCCGGCGGTACTGGGTACACCAGCGCACCTACCGTGGCCTTGACTGGCGG